TCAAGCACTTTTTCTATAAATGTAATTACCCAAAGGATTACTATTAAATGCTTCTTTAATTTTCTCATCATATATATGAGTATATATTTCTGTAGATTTAACTGTAGAATGACCTAAAATCTCTTTTAATAATAAAACATCTGATTTTACATATTGATATATAATAGTTGCAGCAGTATGTCTTAAAGTATGTGTAGTATACCCTATTTCTTTTATTCCTGCTAAATTATAAGCATTTTCTACTATTGTTTCAACTGTTCTTAGATTTAGTCTACCATTTCTATAACTTAAAAATAATGGCTCAGAGGTGTCTATAATAGTTTTATTTTTATTTCTAATATCTAAATAACTTTTTAGTTGTTGTTTTGTAGTACTATTTAGCCAACAAATACGTTCTTTTCTTCCCTTCCCCACAATCCTTATATATCCATTTAATAAATTTAAATCAGATATGTTTATATTTATTAATTCAGAGGCTCTTAAACCACAATTTAATAATAATATTATAATAGTATTATTTCTTATTGCAAATTTACTATTTTTATAATTAAATACATTTATAAGTTTTTTAGCTTTTTCTAATGATAAATGTTTAGGTAATCTTTTAATATTTTGTATTGATGGTAAACTCTCAGTTGGATTTTTTAGACTTCCAACTGTATTGAATGCAAATAACCATTTGTAAAAACTTTTAATTGCAGATATTTTTCTTTTTCTAGTTGATGCAGAACAGTTTCTAGTATAATTTAGATAAACTAGGAAAGCTAATATATCACTTTCCTTTACATTTGCAAAGACAAAAAAGGTAAAATCTTTTACTTCTAATTGTAATTCATTATATCCTTTAATGAATCTAAAAAATACTAACAAATCTATTCTATACTCACTTATAGTTGTCATAGAATAATGTTTTATATTAACTAGGTAATCCAAAAAATTATTTAATAAAACAGGATTTTCATTATCAAATACAATCATTTTTAATACCTCCTGTTTACATAATATCACATTTGATTACCAATTGCAAGTAAAAAATTAAAAATATAATAAGCTATTATAAAAATAGCTTATATATCTTTCTTTTTTATTAATATTTGTTTATTAGACTCATCTATTAAAAGCTCTACATATTCTTCAATATCATTATTTCGACTAATACCTATTTTATTTAATACATTTATTCCTATTGTTAAACTTTTTTTTGTAGTAGGCGTACTATTATGAATTTTTAGAACTTTTAGATTTTGTTTTTTTACAACTCTTTCATCATTTTTAATTAAATTACTAACATAGTTTCTAGAACATCCTATTATTTCAGCTATATCTATATAAGTTTTTCCTTTAAGATACAATAATACAGCTTGTTCTTTCATTTCATTTTTATTATTATACTTCATATTACATCACAATCCTTATTTGTAGTATACCAAAAAAAAATATATTTATCAATATTTTTTCATTTTCGTATAATATTTTGCCTGTTTCATAAAATACTTATTTTTTTCGACATATTTTGATACATTTATATTATATCATCATATTATAAAAATGTAGGTATACATTAGGTATACATTTTAAAAACAATTGGTATACATACTAATGCCAATTGGTAATATATAATCATAAAAAAGGAGAGTTGTAATTATGGGAAAATTTAAGATACCTGTTATTCCTTCAACAACACAAAAAGCAATTAGATTTCCTAATGATATTATAGAAAAAGTTGAAGATGAAATTAGAGGAAAAGATTGTACTTTTAGTGCGTTTGTTATTGAAGCTGTTAGACAAGCTTTAAAAGATTTAGAAGATTAAAAGAATATATAAAAAAGAACTAGAAATAGCTCTTTTTTATAATGTTCTAATTTTAAAAGCCTCTAACCTCAAAGCTTTTCCTTCTGTCCCTACTCTAATATTTAATCCTTTTGAAGAAGGCATCCAGCCTATATCTTGTATATGTTCTTGTACTTCTAACATTTTATTTGATTGGATTTCTATTGCTTCTATTCTTCTACTTTGACCAGTTGTACCTGCAACTTGTCCATTAGTTACCCAATTACTCCAGCCTAAACCTTCCATGTGAACTTTATATTTTAAATCTAATCCATTATTTCCTTGTAATATTATGGCTTCAACTCTTTTTTCTTGTCCTGTTGTTCCTGCTACTTCTCCTGCGTTTTTCCAGTTTGTCCATCCTATATCTTGTATATGTGCTTTGTATTGTAAATCTCCTTTTACTGATGTTTGTACTAATCTATTTTTAAAATCATTCCATCTACTTGGATTATTTACAAATGGTGATGGGCATACTTTATGTGTTACATCATAATGTCTTATTACATTTTCTACTGGTATATTGTATTTTGCCATTAGTTCTTTTGTTAATTCTATTGTCTTTTCTATTACTTTTTCTGATATGTCTAGTGTTCCATTTTTATTATAACAGCACATTTCTATTCCTATTGAGTTTGAATTTCTACAGTTACTATAATATGTTCCTGTAGTTCCACAATGCCATGCTCCATCTCCTTCTTTTACTACTTGATATATTTCGTTTTCATCTACGAAATAGTGTGCTGATGCTTTTCTGTTTACTGAGTAAAAATAGTCTGCATTTGCTTTGGCTGTGCTTACTGCTCCTACATAGTGGATTACTATATATTTATTTTGTTTATTATTTATGATGCTTCTATTTACTGTTGTTAGTTTTGTTTTTATTTCCATTATGATTTACTCCTTATTATCATTATTAAGTTTTTCTTTTAATTTATCTGGCATTTTTACTCCTAATTTATCGCAGTTTTCTGCTAAACTTGATATTTCCATTAGGCATATATATCCTACTGTAAAATATAGGATTAGTTCAGTTCCTAATGCGAATTTTGTTAATATTCCTATTAATACGTAAACAAGCTCGCCAAATTTCTTTGACAAGCCTGCTCTCATTACTGAACTTTTAAAGTCTCCATTTCTCCATGCTATTACTAATCCTGTAAAAATATCTAATATCATTAGAATTAGTGGTACTGCTATCGCCCACCATATATTTGTAAAATGTATGTTTTGTATTATTTCTTCCATAATTATTCCCCACTTAATCAGTTGTTTTTGTGTATAATAAACAAATCTCACATACAAAACCATTTAAATTAGTACTATTGGTATTAAGAGTTACTACCCATTTTGAATGTGAGTAAATTAGTTGAATCCAAGCATACGTAGAACCACTAAGTGGTAACATATCTATATATTTAATATTATTACCTGCATCTAGTGTTAATCTGCCCCATTCAATAATTCCGTCTTCAAAATTTAAACCAGATAAATCCACTCCCTTAACATCATTAGATACTGTGAAACTAACTATCCTTCTATACATTGGTTTTCCATCTATCCACGTTTTTCCTGTATTTATTTCTTCTGTTGAATAAGTATTTATATGATTTATTTTCTCATTTAATACTTTACCTTGATTAGCACTTAGTGCATTTATTGTACTTTCACTTTCTAGAGTGTCTTCTACTGTTGTTACTTCTCCACCACCAGTTTGATTTACCCATTCAACATCATTATCTTTATTACTAGCTTTTGCCAATACTTGTCCTGTTGAACCTCCTTCTGGTAATGAAGATTTTGAGTCAATTGCTTCTTCTATGTTTTCTTGTAATTGATTTAAGTTAGTATCATTAATATATGGAGCTTGTCCATTTTTAAAATTTATCTTTTCCATCTTTTACCTCCTTTTCAAGTTTTTCTATTCTTTCTATTAAAGATTGAATTAAAATATCTTTTTGTCTATCTTTTTCTTTTAGTTTTTCTATTTCTTCTTGTTGCTCTTGAATTGCTTTATAAGCGACTGAAATCATTGAATAATCGCTAATACTCTCTTTTGTTTGGCTTAATATATCTTCAGAACAATTATATCCTTCTCCAATAATTGCACCAATCCTACTTTTAGCTTTTTCTTTATCTTCTTTATAATTAAAATAATAAATATCTGTATTTAATACTTCATTAAGTCCACTTTTATTATATTTTTCTATATTTTTCTTTTTTTCTATTGTTGAAAAACTTTCTACACCATTATTACAATAAATGTGTTCAAATGCTTTTAATATATTGCAAGATATTTCAGCTTCGCCATTAATTGCTGATAATTTTGAACAATAAATACTTCCATCATCAGCTAAAATACAATCATTTTCTCCAATTATAAAAGAATTATTTCCACCATTATTTTTGCAAAATTTGATTTTATCTAATATAGAAATTTTATCTGGTTCATTCAAATAACCTCTCTCAATAGTTAAAAAATTATTACAATCTGCATCAGCAAAATATAGTGTATTTCCTCCGCGGGTCTCCATACATACTAATATTTCCACTTACTATTCCACTTCCAATTGAACCAAGAACTAAATCACAACCGTTTAATTCAAGTTGTCCACCACTCCAAAAATCAGAATTTTTTGGTGGCATATAGAAATTTCTCATGAATAATATAGGCCAAAATTTATTATCTTCTCTAGTTTTAACTCCCCAAGCCATTCCATTTTCTATTTCACTGTCATAATCTCCATCAACTGAAAAAGATATATAATTCTTTTTTGTTTCATTTTCTTCATCTTCTATTGTTTGAACTCCCATTTCTCCAAATATTTCTTCACTTTCATTATAGAAATGTTGCCCTGCCTTATCTAATGACATCATAATTCTATTGTTTTCATCTAATATTGCAAAATTGGCATTACCATCCATTATCATCAATTGTATATATTCTGATATTTGATTCCAAGCATATTTTATTGCATCTGAATTTTGTTCTATTAAAGTTCCAAATTCATCTTCTCCTACTTTTTTATTTACTTCAGACATTATAGAATTATTAGTTTGTTTAATTGATGTACTTAATTCTAACTTTGTAGCAAATGTATCTAAATAATCATTTTTTATCAAATATTGAGCATAATAATCAAGATTGTAAAATTCTTTTATATAAATATAAGTATCTCCTTCAAAAGTTTGCAAAGCAAATTCCCCATAGTCTTCTGTAACTTCATTTTCTAAAATATGTAAACTTCCATCTGCTGTTTTTTCTATTCTTCTAGTAACTGTAATTCTATTATCTTTTATTTGTAATTCATCATATACTTCTAAATAATCTCTTAATGGTTCTTCCATTATTATTTCTTTTTTTATTGCATCAGTAGATATTTCTCCTCTACCTTGTTTATTACAGACAATTGTAAATTTTCCACCATTAGGAACTAATGTATTACTTGGAACTAATGTATTACTTGGTGTTAAATAATTAAAATATTCTGTACTTCCTTTTATTAAAAAATCTAATATAAATCCTGTTCCTTCTGCTGTTTCTGTTAAATGTAATTGATTTTTCATATTAACTTCTCTAGTAAAATCAGTTATATTTGATATTTTTTGATTTATATTATTTACATCTTGTTCTACTTTGCTTATTTTTTCATCATATTCTCCAGTTTCTTTAACTAATTGACTTATTTTGCCTTCTGCTTGGTCAATTCTACTTTCTACCCTTCTGTTTATAACTTTTTGACTTGTTTTTTTTACTGTTGTTTCTTGCTTTTGTTTTATATCTATTATTGATTTTATATCAGCAATAAATCTTCCTTCTAGTTCAATTTCTCCTTGATAAATTATTGGTTTTCCATCTATTATAATTTTATCTCCTATATCTATTGATGGGTCAATTATTGTTTTTCCCTCAAAACTATTTATAGTTAGTCCTTTTAGTTCGTTATAAATGTCTTGAATTTGTTGTTCATCTACAATATACATATTATCTTGATTTATCCAGATATTATTTCTTGTGTCATCTCCAAATTTAAAACTTCTTATACCATCTTCATATGATATTTTAGAAATTTTAAACTCTTCTCCCCATTTATATTCTTCAAATAGTTCGATTGGAATTTCTGTTTTATCTTGTCCTATATTTCTAAAGTATAGTTTCCCATCTCTTCCTATACAAGCAAAACATCCAGCACTTTCTGCTATATATCCAATATATTCTCTTGCAGTTATTTCATTATCATATACTGATACTTGCTTTTCAGAGTTTAAAAAAGAAGTAGAACCGTAATTCTACTTCTGCTTTTAAACAAATATCTTCTGCTACTTCTGCTAATGTTGCATATCCTTTTTTATTTATTAATTCACTTCCATCATAATTAAATTCGAATTTAATCATATTATCTAATGCTTTTATTGTTATAGTATCATCATCATTATCTATGTAATCATCTACATTATATATTCCAATTGGTATTATTTCAAATTCTGATGTAGATTCTTCATCCTTTTGTAATAATATGCCATATTCAACTTTTATTTTTGATGGATTGCTTATAATTTCATTTTTATATATTTTCATTTCTATATATTGGCTTGCTGTACTTCCTAAGACTAACTCTTTATCAAATACATCTCCACCTTTTTTAAATTCTAGAATATAATCTGGGTTAATTAATTCATCATCAATATATATGTTCATTACACATTGTGTATTTTTGTATATATTATTTTTCCATTTATCACTTGTTGAGTACATATTATCATCCTTTCTGAATATCTACTAAAGATTTTTGCATTAAATCAAAAGAGACTTTCCATTTTGATTTTGAAGTGTCTTCATTATTTTCTGTAAGTATCATTTCTGATGTTCTTTTTGATACACGAAATGGTGCAGTAATTAGTCCGCCTTTTACACTTGGGCATTTTATTGTTACCATCATAGGATTTTGATATGTTGCTTGAAGCAACTCTTCTGCTTCTTCTTCTGTACAATAGTCCCATGACATTTCTATTTTTAGTAGCCCTATTGCTATTGGATTGTCTATTAATGCACCTGTTACTTTTGATGTATAACTGTTATTGTCTAAATCTTCGATATTATCTTTATATGCAGATGGTGTCTTCATTAATTTTCCATTTAATTTCCATAACATATTTTATCCACCTACCTTTATTACACATTTTCCAGTTCTTCTTGTTTTTTCATTTATGTAGTCAATTGTGTCATTAAATATTTCTTTACCCATATAATGGATACTTAAATGTTGCTGATTATTATTGTTGTTGTATTTTGACATAACTCTTCCAAATGTTTCTTCCATTATGTTTTGAGGAGTTACTATTTCTGGATTGCTACTTGCTCCTGAATATTCTCCTGCTATTATTGCAGTTGCTTTTGTTAGTACTCCTCCTTTAGCTAGTCTTGGTAATGAGATTGTACTTAATTGTAAGTTAATTGAAGGTAAACCTATTAAATTACCTACTGCATTTGCTACTTTACTTATTCCTGATAAAAGTATATTTACTCCTCTTATTACACCATTTACAAATCCTTCAATTCCTCCTAATATTAAGTTTATTACACCTCTTATACATCCCCATATTCCATTCCATACATTTTTTACAACATTTGATATACCTGTCCAGATGTTATTCCATATTGTGCTTATTGCATTTAATACATTAGTTATTACTGTTTTTATTCCATTTATTACATTTGATATTGCAGTTGTTATAGCATTCCAAATATTAGTTGCAATATTACATATTCCTTGCCATATATTTTTAAAGAATTCTGCTATTCCATTCCATATATCTATTGCTTTCTGTTTTATCCAATCCCAAGCAGCTACCAAAAGCTTTCCTACATTATCCCAATTCATTATTGCATATACTATACCAGCTATTATTATAGTTAGTCCAACTATTGCGGCTATTAAAGGTAATAATGATGCATTTAGTGCTGTATTAACTGCTGTTAATACTGAGCAAACACTTGATAACACTCCAACTATAGTGCTTACTACTCCTATTGCTGTTGCTATTGCTAATATTATTTCAGCAATACCTGGATGTTCTACTATCCATTTAAAAATATCTATTAATCTACTTAATATATCTAAAGCTGTTGAGCCTACTGATGTTCCTATTTGCACTAATGAATCAATAAGTGGTTGCCAATTAACACTTGATAACTTTTCTGATATTTCACTAAATTTTTCTGAGCAAAGATTTAAAAAATTTTGAAATCCATCACTTTGTACTACATTATTTATAGCTATTAATAAATTATTAAATGTATATGCTAAATTTTGAGTTATATTTTGTGTATCTATTTTCGAAAAAGCTTGTTGAATTTGATTTGTAATTTGTTTTATTGTTGGTACTAATTTTTGAAATTCTTTCGATGCTTTTTCTACTTTTGCAGTTACAATTATTTCCATTTCTTGTGTGGCCACTTTACATTCCTCCTTTCTACAAAATAAAAAAATATTTACGTAAGTAAATATTTTTTTATTTATATTTTTGTTATTTTGTTATTTCATCTATATCTAAATAATATCCTAATACTTCTCCAACACTTGTTATTTTTCCTTTAACAATAATAGTGTCATCCTTATTTAAAGTTTTAATAGTTGTTTTTTGTTGTTCATTTTTTACTGTGCAATGTACTCCTAATATATCCCATTTGTCCGTTATTGAAAGTAAACTAATATACTTTAAACTTGCATCTATAGTTCCTAGTCTACCTGTTATTGCTAAATATTTTCCTTCATATTTTTCTTTAGCTGTTGCCGCATTATTTTCCAAGTCAGTTTCTAATGTATCAATATTTATTGAAATATATTCAATAGGTTTTGCAGTATTATTTTCTGCTACACTAGATACTGATTTTGCATTTGTATTTGTATTTTCATTTTGATTATTATTATCTGAATTTCCTATTCCAGCAATTACACCTATTATAACAACTGCTAAAATTATAGTAACAGCCTTGTTTTTTACAAAAAAGTTTCTATAATCCTTTCCACATTTAATACATACCTTTTGTCCAACTGGTATATCACTACCACAATTAATACATTTTTTTGGTATCATTTAATATTCCCTCTTTTTATTTCTTTGTTTTTAGATTATATCATAGATATTATTAAAATTGCAATATATAAGTTTTATTTATTTTTACTTATAATTAACTTTAAAGTTGACATTGCATTATTAGCTTCTGCCATAAGCATATTATATTTATTGCTATTTACTCGTACAGACATTGCATTAGATATAATATTAAGTTCTATATTTGGACTATTTAAATCATCTACTGTTATATTAATATAAAGTCTTCTACAATAATTAACTACAGCTGATACAGCAAGTGTATTTGAGTGTGCTATTCTATTATTATTTTCTTGTACTAACTCACAATCTATAATTTGTGAATATTTGTAATCTGTATTATAAATTCTTATCGTCTCATTTTTTTCATTTACATAAAAATAGCTACATATTTTTCTATATCCTCTTCCAATTAATATTTTTCCTTGCTCTATTTCCATTTTTTTATATCTGCTAAAATCTGCTATTTTTTCTAACAATATGTACTCACATATTCCAGCAATTATAAACACTATAATTAATGGTGGAAGTACAGCAAGTGCCAATAATAGACTTAATGGAATAAGAATTCCCCCTAATATTGCCATAAATATATAATACCCTTTAGGTTGATTACCCATGATATATCTCCTCCTAATAAAAAAATTATAACATAATTTTCCAAAATGTGTGGTATACATTTGCAATGCATATCATTTATTGTCAGATTTCATAATATTTCTCATTTTTCTTGTTATTTCTGTCGAGGACATATTAACACTTTCTTCCTCAGGGAATAATTCCTTAAAGCTATCTCTTATTGGAACAATTTTAGGATTTTTACTCATACTATCTGCTCTAATAAGTTTATTTGTAACTGCTTCTTGTAAATTTACTTCACGTTTTAAATCATCTACAGTTTTTACTAAATTAGCTTGAATAAAAACATTTGCTTCTCTATAAGTGCAATTCCAAAATTCTTTTGGTTTTAAATTATAATAATAACATAAGGGTTCAATATTATACAGTAATTCTATTAGATTATTAGATGAATTTATTTGTTTTAAAATATCATCTATGCTTTGTAACCTTGAAATTCTTGTTCTACAATTTTCGCCATTGCTTTCTCTGTTGATTTTTGAACTAATTCGTTCATATTGGTTGTTGATAAAGGATTTGATGTCATTTCTTCTAGTTCCTTCTTTGTCATCTTCTTTTTGAAAAAACCCTCTTCATTTAATGCCTCAGCAATCTTTTTATAAATATCTTTTATTGTAATTTTATTATTTATCCTACAATCATCAAAAAAGTCATATACTTCATTTGAAGATGTAAAAACATTTTTTCCATCTTCGTTTTCTGCTAATATGTATATTATTTTTGATAATGCCTCTATATCGCTTATGGCGTAAGCTTTTACAAAAGCTTCTTCAAAATCTTTATTTTTTAATATGTTTGATATATCTACTATTTTTCTTGTTCTTAATACTAAATTTATACTTTTATTTTTAGTTTCTATTATCATTTTTATTCTCTCCTTTGCAAAAGAGAGAGATTATAATACCCCTCTCCATTATTTTTTTGTGCCAAACTATTTATTCTGAAAAGGCACATATTCCAGAATTAAACTGTAGGGAAACCTTTATTTTCTTCTACTACAGAATTTCTATATAATGTTAATTTTGCTTTTAACATATCATCAATAGCAATTTCACTCATTCCAACAAAACATGTTGCTTGGAAATACCAAGTAAGTGCTTTTCCTTCTGCTGTAGCTGTATCATCTGGTAATTGAATAAACCAATATTCATTTGCCTTTGAGTTTGCAATTGATTTTAGTTCATCATATTGTTCCTCTGTAAATAATAATTCTATTTCTAGTGTTTCTGCTTTCTTTCTTCCTTCTACTTGTCTTTCATCACTAATATCTAATGCTGAATATACAATAGGCTCTGGTGCTGTTAAAAATTCTGGTATACTTTGTATAAAAGCAACTTGACTTTTTTCTCCTATTTTTGTACTTGAATGATATAATTTTGTTAATGTACTTGTTTTTGGTTCTGACATTTTTCTTCCTCCTATATTTTAAATTTTATTTTAGCCAATAATTAATTGCTTTTTCTATTATTTTTATTTTCTTTTGCAATTCTTTTTCTTTGGCTGTCTTAATAGCTTTTTGAACTCTTCTGTCAAATTCAGCTTGATTTTTGCTATCTTTTAAAAAATTATTAAAGTTCTCTTGTGTCTGTAAATTATGAGTTTCTTTCAATTTTACTCCTTTTGCCCCAGTCATTGTATTTTTACCCCAACTATTGCATAAATAGATTTTGTTTATTTTGTAAAGCCTAACTACAAGTAAAACGGCATAAAATAACGATTTAGATATATATCTAATTATATATATAACATGATTTTATAATGACATTCAATGACAAAGTAGGACATTATGAATATCATCAAATTTTTTTAAAGCAATTGCGTTTTTTCTACATATATCTCTATAACTATAATTCATTTCTTCTGCTATTGTAACTAATGATTTTCCCTGAATATAAGCTTTTTCTAATATTAATTTATATGGCTGTTCTATCTTATCTAATTGTTTTAATATTATTTTTTGTTTTTGGTCTTCTTCTACTATTATCTCTAATAGCTCGTCTGTTGTTTTAATTAGTTCTGTTATTTTTTCTGCCATAATATCATCTACTTTTTTACTTCCTTTAGGCATATCTGATATTATTACTGTCATATTTGTTATATTTGTCTTATATTCTTCTATGTAGTCTAATCTTCCTTTTATCCAAATCTGGTTATATTTATAATCTTTTAAATCTTTTTGAGTCATCTATGCCCTCCTTGCAAATTATTTACTAATAATTCTATGTTATTTTCTAAGTCTGTTATTTTGTTTTTTAATCTTGAAATAGTGTCTAATAATATTTCATGTTCTTCTTGATAATCTTTTATAAGTTTATCTCTGTTTTTTATTTTAAGCTCTGCATTTTTTAAATCTTCTTCCATATAATCCTCACCTCCTTGGCACAAAAAATGAACCGAAATTTTCAT